TCAACTTTGTTGGCTTCGTCAACCAAGCCGTCAACATAATCTTGTGTTTGCATCACAATGTGATTGGGATCAAATCCCAGCAACTGTGCCAGTTGTTTGATCTGTGGCTCAATGGCTGGGTAACGAAAGTTAACATCAAACATGGTCACACTGTCATTGGGGTTGTTGGGAAAATCAGTCAGCACTTTTTGTATGGGTGTGGTTTTTACGTCACCCATGCTCACTGGATCAAATTGATCCAGTTTTTGTTTGAGATCGCGAATTAACTCTGCGGACGGTTTGCCCAGAAGTTTAATACGATAATCGTAAGTGCGCTCACTTTCGGCTAGGTATTGTGCAAATTTTTTCATGTCAGGTTCCTGTAGGGTATTTATTCTTTTTTGTCATTTTGATCTTTGCCCAGTATTCTTTCCAGTAGATCATTACGACTCAGCACCATGCCTTGTGCTGTTTGCATGGCGTCTGAGCCTCCGGCATCAGCGGCTTTGGCGTCTATAACTTGTTGTTGTTGATCCAGGCGCATTTTTTTCATCTGCAGATCAATCATCTTGAGCTTTTTGTCTAGCTTGGCTGTTTTTGCTGTGATAGCATGTCCTAGCATGTTGCTGGCCACACTGAATATCTCACTGGCAAATCTTGAATCAACTTGCATGCCAAGATCCATGAGATCTTTGTAGCTGTCTTTGGCCAGTTCAGCCAGGCCGTCCATTTCTTCATCACTGCTTTCCAGGCCGCGCACACCGGGCAAAGCAGCGTCTACTTTGTCTATGTTTTCATCCAGGATTTGTAGTTGTGTGCGTAGGTCTTGCACAGGAGGGCTGCCAGCATCAGTTTCAGGGGCATCCTCTGATGGGGGCAATTCAAACAGTTCTTCGAGTTTGCGAGTCATGCCATATTTAGTGGCTATTTTTTTCCGTTATGAAACATTTGGTCTTCAGTGATCACTCTAAAAGTGATGCCATTTTTCTGAGCCCATTTGGTGGCAGCCGCCCATTTGGCATAGTTGATGGCCACAACAGCACGGTCTCGACTGTTCATTTTTGATTCAACCACGCTTTGTTTTTTAGGTTTGATTTCAATCAACTCTGCTCGCATGATGTTGTCACGTGTGCGATAAGTGATTAGAAAGTCTGGAATATACTGTGTACCTTTGCCAGTGAGTGGGTGCCGATAAGGTATAGCAATGCTTTCACTGGCCCATTGCAAGATATGATCATTGGTGTCGCAGAATTTCATAAAACTGAATTCCCACCCAGATCTATAACGCGGCTTGCCTTTGCCCACGTATTTGTCTGCATTCAACACTTCATAATATCCCTGGGCCCAGTGACTCATGGCAGTATATTTCTAGCTTGATAAAAGTTTGGTACCACTGCTGCTCCCACGCCCAGCAGTGTGGCTCGTGAACGTATGTTGTTGAGATAGTAGGCTAGACTGACATCAATGTTCAATCCTGAATTGGACTGCATTTGTTGCAACAATGTCAGTGCTGAGATTTCAGTTTGTTCAGCAACTCTAAACAAGCTCACAGTAAAATTTCCTGCGGCTTGTTTGGTTTTCATCAAGCTCACAAAATAACTGTACACAATGTCATATTCAGCGGCAGGAATGTTGGCATCATAATCATAAAAACTGTCAAACACTCTCACAGTTTGATCAATGTTGGTGTTGGCATAATTTACTGTGGTCATGATTTAGATAGCCCCAGGGTTTTGTCTTTGAGTAGCAGCTTCGTTGGCCTGTTTGGTGGCTTGATTACGTTCGGCCTGTGCTCGAGGGAACAGCCAACCATCAGCTTTGTTGGTCACTGCTTTTGTGGCATCAGGAAGACCTTGTACCAAGACATTTTTACCCAGGGTCCTGGCTTCACTGCGAGCAATAGAAGAAATATCTTTGTTCTTGTATGTTTGATTCAGTCTAGCACCTTTTTGCACAGCACCAATCAAGCCCAGTACTGAACCACTTTGTAGATCGCCAATGATGCCAGCGCCAGTTTCCAGCAGACCGCCTTGTCCAAACACTGTGGTAGTGCTGCCTGGTCTAGCAATAGGACTGGTGGTTTTGTCATAGTGTGCAGGATCAGCAAAACCTATTATGTTGGCATCACCGCCGTTGCGTGGATCACCAACTGCACCAGAATAGTATTTCACAGTTTCATAGGCCACGGTCATTGAATTTTGCATGATACCGCCACCTTCAGCATAGCTGTATTGGTCATGACTCCAGTTTGTTATTAGTGGATTGATCAAGATGTACTCAGCAAACTTGTGCTGGTCCATGCCGTAGATTCTGATGTCGCGAAAGAAAGGTGGCTTGCCTGAAGTCAATGTTGATGCGCCATCATTGTATGCTTCACCAATGTAGCCCCAGTCGTTGACATTGCCCAGACGTTGTTGACTGTACAGGTCGCGACCAGTGTATCCAAAGCCGGCCACGCGACTGGCATCAGGGCCGTTGCTGCCGTTGTTGTTGTTGGGTTCTAGGTATCGTTGAGCTGGATCTTTGTAGTAATAGCTCATGTAGTAGTACCAAAGTTTTCTTATGAGGTCGTTGCTGGTGTCATGAAACACCACACTCACAGGCTCATAATTTAACTTGGTCTGTATGATTCTTTTGCGATTGTACTGATTTAATGTTTCTGTTTCAATGTTGTACTTGGGCAAGTCCACAGTCTTCACTGCCAGGCTTATGTTTTTGATGTCGTCTGGATCAGCAAAGGCGCCACGCAAAAAAGGCACTTCGGCTGTGTTCAAAGTAAAACTCACATGAAAAAGAAACTTGAATCGTGGCTTGAGTTCGTAGGCATTGGTGGTAAATGTACGGCTTGCGTGTTGGTAATCACGCAAGCTGTTGTTGCCTGTGAACCCTTTTAAGAAGTCCTGGCCAAATGACGGCATGTTTAGACGCCTGAGCCAGTTACCACATCACCTAACGCACGTCCAATTTCAGTGCCGACGCCTGAACCTTCAGGAGTTTGGTTAGCATTGTCGTAAGCAATGGTCATGGCAATGGTCACTGCTTCGTTGGTGCCATAGTTGAGTTCACCGTAGTCAGCACCTTTGAGGTAGCAGCCATACAGTTCCCAGGTTTCAAGTACCACAGGTACATTGGCACCGTTGCCACCATCCAACACTTCAATCTTGGTAAGGAATTTGTAGTCAATGCCAGCTGCGGCTGAACTCATTTCTAAAAAGTCCATTTGTTTCTGGAACTGTTCGCCGATCAAACGACTCACTGCGCCACTTGCATCGTCTCGTATGGTGCAAGCAATATCTGCCCAGGCGTGTCGTCCAGCCAACTTCAACGTTGAGTTGTAGATGGGCAGTGCGATTTCTTCAAAGGTCAAGTTGGGTCGTGCCACGCTGAGCACTTGTTTGGTTAATTCAGTTCTTGGAGTGCTTACCCCAAAGTTTTCAAACATCACTCTAAAGCGATATCTAAGTTTGGGCATCAACAGGCCTTGAGTGGTAGAACTTTGATCACTTGCCAAGGGTACTGTCATTCGCTGTAATGATGAAACGGCCATTTGTTATCTCCTATATGTTTATTTAGCTGAATAGGTGACCGGAAAAACTCCGGTCACTTTCATCATTGTCCACCTGAAATGGCACCAGTATTCTTGATACGCAGCGGAATGTAAATGAATTCCACAGCCTTCACAGGTTCAATGGCCACATCCAAATAAAGTTCATTGCGATCAATTCTAGCAGGTGTATTGTTGCTTTCGTCACACACCACCAGATAGTCATAGATGGCACGTTTGGCTATCAAGTCAATCATCAGACTGTTTGTGGTGTTGAGTATTTCATTGCGTGTGATCTGATCATTGGGTTCAAACAAATACAGTTTGCCAATTTCTTCCAGGCGTCCACGCAAGAACACTATGAGTCGGGCCACATTGATACGATCCAATGCAGTGGTAGCACCCTGACGAGTTTTGTTGCCAAAGTTGGTTATGCCCACTCCTGGTATAAAGGTAATGGGGTTGATGTTGTTTTCGTACAATACATCACGCAGTCCTTGACCAATGGCAGTTTGCACAAATTCACCTGTGGCAGAGTCAATGTAACCAATTGCGTTGGCATTGTCAATCACACCACGGCGTGTGCCTGCTGGTGCCAACCATGGATAGCTGACTGCATCACTGCGCAGGATTGTGCGTACCATCATGTGACTAGGCGGGGCCACCACAGTGTTGCCTGACAAGTCATTGGTCTGGCATGAAGGATAGAACACAGCAGCATAAGCTGATCCAATGATCAATCCATCTTCTGTTGGCAGTCCAAGTCCGCCATTGTTGGTAGCATAGGTTGCAAGGTCTGTGCCATTGGCTGCAAGACGCATGGGAGTGTCGCCCACAACAAACAATGTGTTTGATCGTTCATTGCTGAGCGCCACTAGATTGGTGGCCAGTTCAGGATAACCAGGTGCTGCTATCAAGTTGAATTGATTTTGTTCTTCTCTGGCAGGTAGGCTGGTGTCAATGCCAGCTCGCATGGCTCTGATTACCAGTGCTCGTTGTGCTTGACGTCCTGCATACATGCTACCGTTGGCTTTGTTACCGCTGGTGGTGACCCAGGTGTAACTGTACAATGGCAAGTTGGCATTGTTTGTGGGAGCAGCAGGATTGTAAGCACCAGCATCAGGATAATTGGCTGTGGTAAAGTAGTTGGTAGTAAACTCTTTGACATTGTAACCACTTCTACGTGTGTTAAACAACAGCATGCCTTGGGGATACAGTGCAGGATCAGGTGCATCCAGGTCCAAGTGATTGCTGGTCAACAAACTTTCTATGGTAGGAATGTCGTCAGTCACAGGATTGGTAGCGCCCGTGGTGCTCCAACGTGCATCTGCAAACAGAATACCATTTTGTGTGACTTGATCTGTGGTATCTACTGCTACCCATTGCTCCAGTCCGTCCACTTGTTCCCAACGATACAGTGCAGGATAAGCTTCTAGATCACTGGTGTCAATCCAAA